TTAAATTATGAATGAAATTCCAGAACCAGTAAAAAACATTTTAGATGAAGCAGCGACACAATATGCTTCAAGTCCATCAACAACAAACGCAGGTTTCTTTTTGCGTTTAGTATGTAAATTTATTAAGCCAACAACTATTATTAAAATGTTTGCTCATAAATTAAGTTAATTAAAATATGTTTTATTTTTAAACCACTTCTAACGAGGTGGTTTTTTTGTCCCTTATATTCTGATTATTTGGGACAAATATTATCTATAAATTGGCACTATTTGTAATATGTGCCGATAATTGTTATTTAGAATGATTATAAATTACATAATTTTATGCAAATAAATTAAATAATATTTGTGCATTAAATTAATTGCTTTATATTTGCCTCATCAAACTTTAAAAATAAAAACAATGAAACACTTTTTACAACATCGCAAATCGCAATTAACATTTGCATTTTTAGTATTAATCTATTTTATAACACAAATCGCAAGAGTATGAAACAACCAGTAGGCAGACCTAAAAAATGGAAGCAAGAAACAGAGTTAAAACGATTTCATCAATATTTACCTTTAGCAGCGTTTCCCAAGATAAAAAAAGCAATAGATATAATCTGTAAACCTTATAAAAATGTATAACGATCCTACAGAAAATTACGAAACAGAGTTGAGCATTGAAGATAATTTTTGGCATAATCAAGACCATCAAACAGAATCTTCTAAAGAATATGTAAAAGAACTCGAAGAAAAAATTAGAGAAGCTAAAAACGATTTAAAATTGATTTATGATTTAGCAAAGCAAACTAATTTAAGTTACATAGAAAACAAAGTAAATTCAATAATTAATAAACTTAAAAGATAATGGAAGATTGGATAAAAGAATGTGAGCAGTTCCAAAATTGGTTTGCTGCTCTTGGTGGTAACATCGCAGATAACGAGCAAATGATGGAAGCATTTAATAAGATTGAAGCTAAAGGGCAAAGTGATAAACGTTTATTATCAATTTTAGAACAGGACAAAATTAACCAAATAGAAGTATTAGAATTTGAAACATTATGAAATATACTAAAGAACAAGCAGAAAGATTAAAAAATAAAGCAATGGATGGTTTTACAAAATATAACAGACCATTACCACAAATTACTATTAAAGATGGATTTTATATAATCGAAAGCAAAATAAATTATAATTAATTTGCATTTAATTAAAAAAGTATTATATTTGCATAACAATATCGGTCAGGATATTTAACAAAAAACAAAATTAGTCCTGACTATGCCAATACTGACCTATTGGATTTTAGTCAGGATATTTTTTTAAAACAATATTATGGAAACATTATTAAAAATTATTGAAGAAAAATTGTTATTGATTGAGCAGTTACAAGCTAAATTAATGGAAGCACAAAAAGAAATTGAATATCAACAAGAAAGTAAATTTACTTGGTACAAAAAATTCACTGAATTAGAATCAACTTTAAAAAATAATTAAGATGCCACATTTAACTTTTTTAGAATTTTGCAAAGCAGTAAGAGGATATGACTTTTACTCTAAAAGAACAGGTTACCAAGTTTATAGATATCAAATGTACTGGAAGAATTTAAGTCCGGTTGATTGTTTTGATATTTATGATAGTAAAATAATTATAAATGAAATTAGCTATGAATAATATTGAAATTGCAAATTGTACTTATTCTGGAGTAATGGCAGAAAAATTAATTTTTGACTCTATGTTTATAAGATTTGAATATGGTAATAAATATTTAGATTATATTAATAAAATAAATAAAGAAAATGATTTTACTATGCTTCCAATGACTTATTTTGAAAAAGAAATTTTAAAACAGCTTTGTGAGTTAGATTTTTTAAAAATTAATAAAATAACAAAAAATATACATTTAAATTTAATTAATAATAAATTAACAATTACATATAATGAGTAAAGATTTATTTATGATGTTACGTGAACAGGAAGTTCAGACATCAAACTTTCTACCAAATAAGAAAGAGATCCAATTTAGCAGTAAGAAGTTTATTGCTGAAATATTAGAAGCAGGTGAAGTTGACAAATTTGAATTACTTGCACAAGCTAAAAGAATTGGTGAAGCATTGGATGTTATTAATGCAGAACTGCTAAAAGTAATACCACAAGAAAACTTTGAAGCATTTGGTTTAAAAGGTATATTCCGTAGTGGTGGTGAAACTATTAATTATTCAGAAGATGCGATTTACGCAACGATAAAAAAAGATTTAGATGATAGGGCAGAATTATTAAAATTGGCTCTTAAACAAGACATAATTGATGCGTATGGTAATGATGTGCCTAAAGTTTCAACTACACCAAGAAAATCAAGTTTGGCTATATCATTTTAATTACTTATATTTACAAATCTTAAACAATTAAATATCTTATCTTATGAAACAAATTGCAACAGCTTTATTAAAAGCACAATCGGAAATGAGCAATCCTAAAAAAGGTGCTACAAATCCATTTTTTAAATCTAAATATGCGGACTTAAACGCAATTAGAGAAGCAGTAATTCCAATATTAAATTCAAATGGAATTAGCGTACTTCAACCAATAGTTCACGTTGATAACAAAAACTTTGTTAAAACGATTTTACTACACGAATCAGGCGAATGTTTAGAATCACTTACCGAAATTATTTATAATAAAGTAAACGATGCACAAGCACAAGGAAGTGGTATTAGTTATGCTCGTAGATATTCTCTACAATCATTTGTTTGCGTTGGAAGTTCAGATGATGATGGAAATGCTGCATCACAAGTTTCAAAACCTGAAGCTACAAAAGAGGTTATGAAAAAAGCTAAAGAAGCAAATGCAAATATAAATCAAATTAGAACTAAATATTTAGTTTCAAAAGAAATGGAAGATTACTTTAATTCTTTATAAATTTTTATGATAGGAATATATAAAATAACATCGCCAATAAATAAAATTTATATTGGTCAAAGCGTAAACATTAATAAAAGATTTAATTCTTATTATAAATTACAAAACGTTATTAGTCAAAGAAAACTTTACAACTCTTTTTTAAAATATGGTATTGAAAATCATAAATTTGAAATTTTAGAGGAGTGCGATGTTATTTTATTAAATGAACGTGAAAGATTTTACCAAGATTTATTTAATGTTATTTCTGATGGTTTAAATTGTAGATTAACAGAAACTAATGATAAAAGTGGTAAATTAAGTAAAGAAACAATTGATTTATTAGTTAAAATAAATACAGGTAAAAAAGCAAGTTTAGAAACAAAATTAAAAGTAAGTTTAAATCATTCAAGACATAATTTAGGAAAAAAACACAAACCAGAATCAATTAAAAAAATGAGTTTAAATAGAAAAAACAAACTTATTTTAGGAGATAATGGAAGAGCCAAAAAAGTTATTTGTACAGAAACAAATATTATTTATAGTTGTTGCAAAGAAGCATCTATTTTATTAGGTTATAAATATTCTACTTTAAGGTGTATGTTAAATGGTTCAGATAAAAATAAAACATCTTTAAAATATATTTAACAGGGGAGCCGAAAACTGAATAGAGTAGGCAATTTAATAAATATCTTATATTATGGGAGTTAAAACAAGTTATTACGGAAGCATTGATTTTAGCAAATTGTTAGAACAAGCAAAAGCAGGAAATAAAGCATTTACTAAAAATGAAAATGGTAAAATCTATTTGAATGTTAGATTATGGATAAACGATGAATTGGATAAATACGGAAACGTAGCATCGTTTCAATCTAATTTTAAAGGATCAACAAAGGAAGATAAATTTTACTTCGGGAACTTAAAAGAAAGTTTACCAGTAGAAGATGCAGTTGTATCTGAAGATATAGTTGATGCTTCAGATTTACCTTTTTAATTAATTTATTATGAGAAAATATAGATTAGAATATAATGAAAAAACTGGATATTTTCATTTAGATAATTATACACACGATGAAAATACAAATAATTGGAATACAATTTTTGAATGTGTTTCAGATAAGGAAGTAGATTTATTTTTTGATTTTATAGAATATGGATTTCCATATAAATTAAAAAAACATAAATTAAGTTATGTTAAAAGTAAATCATATACTTTTATTAAAATTTTAAGATTACATTTAATAGAAAGTATTTAATTAATATAATCCGCACTTAATTAAATTTAGGTGCGGTTTTATTTTTTTATATTAAATATTTTATTATATTTGCAAACGTAGAGTCGAAGCTACTAATAAAAAATATTACCAATGCCTTATTACTTGCGACTTCGACCGCTTGTAGTAGGGCATTAACTTTTAAATAATATGGCAGAAAACAAAAAATCATTTGTACTTTATACCGATACATTTGGTTTAATTAAACAACTTCCTGATGATGTTGCAGGTAGATTATTAAAGCATATTTATTCATATGTAAATGATGAAAATCCTATTACTGATGAATTACTATTAAATATTGCTTTTGAACCAATTAAAGCACAATTAAAACGTGATTTAGTTAAATGGGAAACTCAATTAAAACAAAGAAGTGAAGCAGGAAAAAAATCTGCAGAACAACGAGCTTTAACGAAATCCAACGAGCGTTCAATTTCGTTCAACGAAATCCAACGAAATTCAACTGATAATGTAAATGTAAGTGTAAGTGTAAATGATAATGTAATAACTACAGAAATAATTAACTTTGATGATGCTGTTAATATTTGTTTATTTTCAGAACAATGGAAAGAAGATATTGAAAGGTTATATAAAATAGATAGAAATAAAATACATTTTGCATTACAAGAGTTTAAATTGCATTGTGGAACTACTGGAGATAATAAACCAAGAAGTTTAAATCAATTTAAAAAGCATTTTACAAATTGGGTGCGAGTAAAAAAACAATATCAAATAAAAACTGAAATAAAAGACAAATTATGAAAATTAAAGAAGCTATTAACCGATTAAGTTATACAATAAGCAAACAGAATAAACCTAACACAACTGATGCTGATGCTTTAAATTCAATAATTGAGTTTATAAACTTATCAAACAAAGAAGTTGTAAAAGAAAATGAGTTACTTGCTAAAATGTACTGCTTTGTTTTAACTGACTTTTTATTCTATTACAAGAATGTAAACTTTGCAAGTAAGCAAATAAATAAGGACATACTTTCAAAACCTTTAGAATACCATTTAGAGTGCTTAAAAATTAATTTAGATACAAATGAACTAACAAGTTTTTTAGAGTCAGAAAATTGTCTTAATATTGATGCGTTTAAAGAATCTAACGAAACTTGGGAAATTGAAAATGTAAAAGCAAACTTTGAATTTAATTTTAACTTGGCAGTAAACACTTATAAAAATGTTTGAAAAAATTATAATATCTGAAAAATCTGAATTAATTTCAAATGAAGTTGATTTTAGTAAAATGTTTAAAGAAGCATTAATAGATGCTTCTGAAGAAATTAAACCACAACCGATTGCTTTATCAATAGGAACAACAGAATACAAAGGAACTAATTATCCTACACCATTTGGTAGTTATGGTGATTTCAGTTGTATTGTTGGAGCTTCTAAATCAAAGAAAACATTTTTTAAATCAATGATTGAAGCAAGTTATTTAGGTGGAAATTCAAATAGTTATACACCAAGCATTAAAGGACACGATACAAAAGATAAATTTATAATTTCATTTGATACAGAGCAATCATCTTTTCACACACAAAGAGTTCAACGCAGAGTATTAGAAATGTACGGAAGTAAATCGGATCAATACAAAACATTTTCACTTAGACAATATTCACCTAAAGAACGATTTGATTTTATTGATTGGGTAGTTTTTGAAAGTGAATTTAAAAATAATATTGGTTTAATGTCTATTGATGGTTATGTAGATTTAGTTACTGACTTTAATAGTTTGGAACAAGCTACAGGATTAACTGAAAAACTACTACAATGGACTGCAAAAGGAATGATGCACTGCACAGGAATATTACACAAAAATTTCGGAACTGCTAAACCTGTTGGTCACGTTGGAAGTAGTGTGTTAAAAAAAGCAGAAACAGTTGTATTTATTTCAACTGATAACGACATAACACTTGCTAAATGCGAATATAGTCGTAATATTGCATTTAATGATATTACTTTTAAAATTGGTAATGATTGGTTACCAAGAGAAGATTTACCACAAATTGAATCAGATAATTGGTTATGAAAACAGTAAATAGTATTTCAGGTGGTAAAACATCATCATATATTGCAAAACATTATCCAGCAGATATAAATATATTTTCTTTAGTTAGAATTGAAGATACTGATAACTTATGGATGAAAGGTAAAGATGAAAAAACAAGACAATTAATTTCTGATAAATTAGGAATTGAATTTATAGTTACAGCTGAAATGGATGAAATAATTTATACTATTTTAGATTTAGAGCAATTTATAGGAAGTGAGATAACTTGGATAACTGGTAAAACATTTGAAGAAATAATTAAACAAAATTATAATTATTTGCCAAATAAAATGACTCGGTATTGTACTGTTGAAATGAAACTTAAACCTATTTTTAATTGGTTAAAAGAAAATACAAAGTTACCTGTTGAAATGAGAATAGGATTTAGACCTAATGAAATTAAAAGAGCAGAATCAGTTTTAGCAAGAGCAGATGAAACAGGTTTAGAATTATTTGATACAATAATTGGTAAAAGAGGTAAGCAAAATAAATGGGGTAAAGTACCTTATAGATATTGCAAATTCCCATTAATTGAAAATAATATACAAAAAGATATTATTTATAATTATTGGAATGAAAAACCTGTTAGATTTGCATATCGTAATAATTGTGTAGGTTGTGTTAATAGACAGCCATTAATGATTTCGCATATGGCTTCAAAAGATTTAGATAAAATAAAATGGTTTGAAAAACAAGAAACAAAAACAGGTAATAGATTTTTATCTGATGTATCATTTAAACAAATATTAAAATTTGGAAGCCAAGCAACATTTTTTGATGATGATTTTAATGAATGCGATAGTGGATTTTGCGGAATATAATTATGAAAATTCAAATTAAATCTTTAGTTCAAAATGGAATATTAAAACGTAATAGAACTTTAATTATAGATACAATAAATTCATTTGAGGGTAAAGAAATTTTAATTACATTTGAAAAACCAAAAAATAAACGAAGCAATCAACAAAATAATTATCTTTGGGCGGTGCTTTATCCAATTACGCAACAAGCAATTAAGAATGAATGGGGTGAAGTTTGGAATATTGAAAAGGTACACGAATTTTATAAAATACAATTTAATGTAATTGAAAAGGTAAATGAAGATACAGGTCAAATAATTAAATTACCAAAATCAACTACAGAAAATACAACAACGCAACAAGAAGAATATCATTTACAAATTAGAGAATTTTTACAGGAATGGTTTAATATAACTGCTCCTATGCCAAATGAAACCTTAACTTTAAAATTATGACAAATATTGAAAAAGAAAATTATATTGATTTATTAAAAATAATTATTTTATTAAGTTTTTATGGATTTTTAGCATATATTATTATTCATTTTATAATAAAATATTGGTAATGGAAATTAAAGAAAAACCTTGCAAAGGAATCAATAAAGCAAGAATGGTTAAAGGTTGTGGTAAGATAACTTTATATCGTACATTTGGTTTATGTGCATCCTGTTTATCTGATTTTCTATTCAACTCTGATGCAGGTAAAGTTATATTTAATAAAATTAACTTAAAAGTTAAGTCAGATAAAGACAAAGCATTTAAAAGCGATTTAAGAGCAAAACTTAAAACAATAGGTGAATATAAGGCAGAAGCAAGAAAATCGTTTCAAAAGTGGATTAGATTGCGTGATAGTGATAAAAATTGCATAAGTTGTAATAGTAATAAAGCAAAAGATTGGCACGGATCACATTATTTTCCTGCTAATTTATATAGTGGATTAATTTTTGATGAAACTAATGTACATAAATCTTGTGATTATTGTAATGTATTTTTACACGGAAACATTACAGGATATAGAAAAGGATTGATTCAAAGATATGGAGTTGATTATGTTGAAAAATTGGAAAATAAAAGTGATGACAATAGAGTTAAAAAATATACAAAAGAAGAATTAATAAAAATTAAAAATAAATATGATTTATTAAATAAAAATAGTATATTTGTAAACGTAGAGTAGTCGCTACTAATAAAAAAAATTATTAAATTCCCATAGGATAAAAGACGACTACCTTTTTGAATATGGGTATTTTATTTATGGAAAATTGGATTAATATTAAAGGTTATTACGGAGATTACAAAATAAGTAATTTTGGTAGAGTAAAAAGTTTTAAAAATAATAATGAAAAATTATTAAAGTTTGGAATTTGTAATAGTGGATATAAAATGGTTAATTTATCTAAAAACAATATTAATAAAAATCATATGATTCATAAATTAGTTTATGAAAATTTTAATAATATAGAATTAAAAGGTAAATTAATTGTTATTGATCATATAGATAATGATAAGTTAAATAATAATTTAGAAAATTTACAAGTGATTACACAAAGAGAAAATTCTTATAAAGATAAAATTTCTAAATCTGGAAATTATAATGTTTATTTAAATTGTGGTAATTATTTAGTTAGAATGAGAATTGATGGTATAAAAAAATCATTTGGAACTTTTAAAAATATTCAAGATGCAATAATAAAAAGAGATGAAGTAATAAAAAGTTTAAAATATGAAAAGTAAAATGTTTTTAGATGAATTTACTGGTGAGCATTACAAAACAGATAAGATTGATGTTATTGATTTCTGCAAGTTATATGACTTAAATTTTAATGAGGGAAATGTAATAAAATACGTTTCAAGAGCAAGACGTAAAGGAACGCATATTCAGGATCTAAAAAAAGCTATTGATTACTTACAACGTGAACTTAAACATTTAGAAGATGGCGAAAAGTAATACATTTGCATTAGCATCAGAAACTAAATTAAAATTAGTTGCAACACATAAGAAAACTTTTACTACTTTTGAAAAAGAAATTACTTATAGTGAATGGATTAACTTTAAAAAAAATAAAGATTATTATTATTTAACATATCAAATATGAAATATTTATTATTGTTAGCAGCTTATGAATTTATAAGAAGTAAATTAATATGGTTATGGTATTACTTAATTAAAAAAGGATCAAAATGACACCAAAAGAAAAAGCAAAAAAATTAGTGGATAAAATGTGGATTTATTCATTACCAAATGCAAATGGAAGTTGGCAAAACGCTAAAAAATGTGCATTAATAGCAGTTGATGAAGTATTATATATGTTAATTGGAGATAATTTAGTTATTGATTATTGGAAAGAAGTTAAACAAGAAATAGAAAAGTTATAATGGCAGATATATCAATGTGTGTAAATACAAGTTGTCCATCTAAAGATTATTGTTATAGATTTACTGCAACACCAAGTAAGTTTGGACAAGCATACGCAGATTTTACTTGTGAGGATGATGAAATAAATTGCTCCTACTTTTGGGCAAATGGTATTGACTCTATCAAATGTAAATTAGGTGGTGTTAAACGTGATGGCGAAATATGCAATTTAGATTACTGTACCTATCCTAAATGCATCCAAGATAAATATTGTCCTAAATGTCATCAAACTGATGGAATACATAAAATGGGTTGTGAAACAAGAAAAATAACTATAATTGAAACAAAACAATAATTTAAACGTTATATAACTATGAGTTTAGGAAAAGAATATAGTCCGATATTAGTTGAAATAGAAAATGGATTGATTGATACAGTTGCATTAAAGCCAAATTATACAACAGATGGATTTAGAGCAGCAGTTTATATTTTTCAATCTGCTATGTTTGATAAAATGATTGACTTGCAAGAAAAAGAAAATATGTCTGATGAAGATTGCGAACTAATGGCTAAAAATTTAGGTGAAGAATTAAGAAACTTTATCGGCAGATTTACTGCAATAGATACACATAAATTATTTACAAATGAAAGTGCAGAGATATAGTCCAATAGTAAGAATAAAAAGAGTAATGAAATTTTATTACAATCGTGGTGTAAATTCTGAACGAATTAATAGTTTATATCGCAAAATATTAAATGGAGTCAGTTGAAAGTATGATTGCTATTGTGCAAATTTACATACATTTGACAAAGTTTGTAGAAGTTAATATAAAAGTAACTAACTTTGTAGAAATTAGAAAACTAAAACAAGCACATAAAATAGCAAAAGATTACTTAACTTTTTATAATATGCAAATAATTGAAAGAAATCTGTAAACAACACCAAAGGTGGATTAATATTGTCAAGCAATTTGGAATTGATGATTATGCAGAAGATGTAGTACAAGAAGCATATTTAAAATGTATTGAAAAAGAAACAATAAACGAAGCATATTTTTATTTAACTTTGCGGAGTTTAGCGATGGATTTACACCGCAAACAAAAAAAGATTATCAAAGTATCAATAGATGAAGTAAACATAATTACTGAAATTGAACAACAGAATGAAGTTTTAGAAGTAGTTAAAGATTTTCACTGGTTTGATAAAGAAATATTTTTTTTATACTACGATAATAAAATGTCAATGCAAAAAATTGCAGATGAAACAGGAATATCAAAAAGCACAATATTTAAAACTATAAGAAGTTGTAACTTAAAAATTAAAACAGAATGGAAAAAACCACATTATTAATTAGATTAACAGAAGCAGAAAAAATACAAATACAAATTGCTGCTGCTTTAAAAGGAATGACAATGAGTAAATATATTAGATATATGATTTTTGAAAATAAACCAAAAGAAATAAATGATAGTATTTTTGGTGAAGTAGATAAAAGTAAATTAATGAAATCTAATTATGGATATTTTGTTTCTAGAGAGGATTATTTAGATGCAATTAATAGTAAATAACAATAAAAAACAATGGAAAATAATAAATTACCTTTTATGTGTCCAAAATATTTAACTGACAACCATCTTTGGGATGGTGAATGGTTAGAAAAAAAAAATAACTTAAAAATTAAAACAGAATGGCAAAAGGAAGAAAAGCATTAGGATTAGGTGATACATTAGAAGCTATCACAGAAGCTACAGGAATTAAAGCAGTAGTTGAAAAAGTAAAAGAAGTAACAGGTTGGGATTGTAATTGCGATGCAAGGAAAGAAACTCTTAATCGTTTATTTCCATACGTTAAACCAAACTGTCTAACAGAAGATAACTACAATTATCTTTCAAACTTATTTAGTAAGAATTTGAATGAAATTTCAATAAATCAACAATACGAATTGATTGATATTTACTTACAAGTATTTGGATCTAAATTAGAGCATTCAAATTGTTCAAGTTGTTGGAGAGATAGAATAAATGAATTAAGAAAAGTTTACGATACACACAAAGAAGATGCCAATACCGAAACCAAAGAGTAACGAACCTAAAAAGGAATTCATACAACGGTGTATGAGTAATCCTGTAATGGTTGCAGAATATTCAAAAGATAAACGTACTGCTATCTGCACAACTGCTTTTCAAACTAAACTTAATTCAAATCAAAAAATTAGTTTTGATTACGATGGAACTTTGTCAACTAAAAAAGGTACTTTACTTGCCAAAGATTTAATTACAAATAATACTTTGTATATTATATCTGCTCGAAGTAGTAAAACAGGAATGATTGATAAGGCAAGAGAAATTGGAATACCATTTAATCATATATTTGCAACAGGTTCAAATGATGCGAAAATAGAGAAGATAAAAGCATTAAAGATACAAGTACATTACGATAACAATAACGATGTCTTAAATCAATTAGGAAGCATTGGAAAACATATTTAAAACTTGATTAACCAAAATTTTTTTCAAGATGGCAAACGGACACGGAGGAGTAAGACCAAACTCAGGAAATAAATCTAAACAAGATTTTGAAAAAACTAATACTGTTTTTTTAACTGCTATTAAACAAGTAAAAAATGTTAATACAGATGTAGAAGCAAGAATAGAATTAGCAAAGGATTTATACAATAGTCAAAGAGGACAGATATTTATTGCAGAGCATTTATTCGGTAAACCAAAAGAAACAGTTGAAACAACTCACAATATAAACAACTTCGATATTAAAGAATTATTTACTATTGATAAAGATACACAAAAAATATAATATTTTAGGATCTGATAGTAGGTACTTTATAATATCAGGTGGTAGGGGTTCAGGGAAGTCATATTCTGTGAACTCCTTTTTGTTATTGCTTACTTATGAAGTAGGACATATAATTTTATTTACTCGATATACTTTAACTTCTGCACACATATCAATCATTCCTGAATTTATAGATAAGATTGAAACAGGAAATCTTCACGCAGATTTTCATATTAATAAAGATGAAATTGTAAATCTAAAGACAGGAAGTAAGATTATATTTCGTGGTATTAAAACAAGTTCAGGTACTCAAACTGCAAACTTGAAATCGATAGCCAATGTTACTACTTGGGTACTTGATGAAGCAGAAGAACTTGTTGATGAAGATATATTCGATAAGATTGATTTGTCAATACGACATCAGACAAAACAAAACAGAGTTATACTTATACTCAATCCAACAACTAAAGAGCATTTTATTTATAATAAATTCTTTCAGTCAAAAGGAGTTGCTCCTGGAAGTAATTTAATCAATGGCGATACTTCATACATTCACACAACTTATAATGATAATTTAGAAAACTTATCTGAATCATTTTTAAATCAAATTGAACTTACTAAACAAAACAATCCTAAAAAGTATCAACACGTTATACTTGGTGGATGGTTAGACAAAGCAGAAGGAGTTGTATTTACTAATTGGAGTTTTGGCGAGTTTAATCCTGATAACTTACAAACTTCATTCGGTCAAGATTTTGGATTTAGTATTGATCCGACAACTTTGATAGAAGTTGCAATAGACAAAAGCAAAAAGAAAATTTATTTATT